CCCACGCTTGACGATCGCATCGCCAGCCTCGACCATGCGGGCCGATGTAATCCAAAATACATTGCAGACCAAGATCGTTTGCGTTGGCAACTACTTTGTCAATAAAGACCAGCGCTTCTTTTCGTCCTGCTTTTGGGTTTTTTTCAGATTTGCGATACGACAGATCAACAGCTCTGCCGGTTGCGTGAACTGACAATGAGCCTGGCTTACCGCGCATGTCACGTTGACCCCAAGACCCGTTATTCCACAGCGCGCCATTTGATGCAGCGATTGCTTGCTTTATCCATTCGTTCATGCCGGCACGTGGTGCTGGTGATGCACCGTCAGCGTTGCCTATGTAGTCGCGTGCGTTAGGCACGCCTGACTTAGCTTTGGCTATCGCCACGCCCGAAGCCTGCGTCTTTAGGATTTACCCAGCGGAGCAAGGGTGGGATGATTGCTGCGATTGCACCTTTGCCATAGTCACGCGGGTCTGTGGTGCCTGTCGAGTACACGGCTATGAGCGCGCCTACGACCGAGCGCAGGTAACTGGCAAACATTGCTTTGTCTTTAGGAGTGATTTTCAACATGGTTGTCAATCTTTTCTTCTATTCGGCCAAGTGTTTGGTGTACTTTTCCGTGGTCTTTTTTGTTGTCGCTGCCGATTTTGCCAATGAGCGCCACCAATACAAGGAAGCCGCCACCGATAAGAGCCACCACGACCTGAGTATCCATCGCATTATTGACCAGGGTTTACAACCGCTGGCTGTTGATCTGGGTTTTCTTGGTACCAGCGCATTAGAGCCCATGCTTCAACCGCTGCGTCGTATTCTTTTTTATTAAGTTTGCGTGTAACACCGTTTTCTGTGACGTGCATTTCGGCATTGTTGGAACGACATTGTTCGGAGTATTGTTCTTGTGTTGTCATCATGCAGCCTTATATGCCAAGTTGATGCGAAGTTCGTCTGTGTTAGTCCAAGTAAAAGGAACGGTTGAAGAGGTTGCAGCCAATGGCCCAAGGTTTGTACCTGCTGAACCTACAGCGTAAAGACCAAACGCGTTTGTTGACAATTGATAAATCGCCAACGGATATGTTCCCACTCCAGTATCTTGTGCACTTGCCCAACCAATAATTCCCGTATTGGCCGTTGTGTCTGCAACTATTGGAAAGTTGTGTGTAATTATGCCTGTGACCGAAGTTGTTGAACCAAAAACGACGGAACCGACAATAAGAATGTTGTTGTTTACGCGCGTATATTTCCATGACTGTGTGCCATTGCCAATAGAAAAGTTTGTCCACGTTGGCGTGTAGGTAGTTGTTTCGCCAATGGCGTTCATTTGGGCAGCGGTAAGCACCTGACCAGCGACGAAAGGGAATGGTGTTGCCATAGTGTCTCCTATCCTAAAACATTGGACGTGTCAATTGTGCCATACAACGCCGAGTCCAATATTAGTTGGTAAATGATTGAGGTCGGGGCAGTTGAGTACATCACACGGTGACCTGTGCTGAAATCCAAATAATGCTCAATGCCCTCAACTGACAATTCTTGAGCCAACTCGGTTGTGCCAGAACCGCTTTGAAATGTCTTTTCTATGGTGATTGTGTCGCCAATTTCAAGGGTTGCCAGAGTGTCCTTTTGGGCTGTGGTCAGCATAAGAAATGCGGTTTCTACCGACGTGTAGCGGGCTTCTGGTTGTGGGTTGAGCAAGTATGACGCTGCTGTCGTGATCGCCCCTGCTTCGTCCAAAAGGCTGTTAGTGATGCTGGTCGTTTGAATGAAGTATTGCGCGATAGAGGCAGCGTCGGTTGCGGTGGCTGTTGTGCCATTCAGGTTTGTTACAACTACGCGGTTGACTACAGCGTCAGCCTCAAATGAGATGCCAACGCCGTTGTATTTGTAGTTGGTTCCATCATCATGAAAATCTGCCATTGAGCCAGACAATGTGTTTCCGATGCGATCTTGGAATGTTAGAACCCCGTCACGCGACATGAACAAACGACCGAACTCGGCGGTGTCATTAATCTGGGCAATGTACTGCAACACGTTGGTTCCTGCCGGCACCGTGTACGCAGAATCATGGCCAAGGTTGACCGTGCCTGTTGCGATATTGCGCGACAACGCTGGGAACGCCACCTCTGGACGATCAAGGACGCTTGTAATTCGAGCACCAGATAATTGAGCGCTGACGTTGTACTCGTTTAAGTAGGTTTGTGAAAGCAAATAGAACTGGTCAGCGCAATAGACCGTCACGGTGTCAAGACCGCCAAGCGCAAAATTGTAGTCATAGTTCACGACATACCCTGAAAATAGCAATTCCTCAACATTGGTAGAGCTGTATCGAATTAACTTGACTTCGCGCATTGGTGCAAGACCAGGCTTAGATTGGGCGGTGTCGTAATACGGGCTGTTTTCATCAAATGGGTTAAAAATGCCGTCCACGTCTTGAATGGTGAATGTCATTGTGCCGGCGCTAAACGTGTCGCCAATGTCGCGTCGGCCGCGCTTTGCTGTGATGGTCGTGATTGAGTCCATAACGCTGGCGAACTCGGTTGTACCGTCCAACACATATTCTGGGTCGTTTAACAATCCTCTAAGCGGGTCGTCAAGTGTGAATGCGTCAACCTGAAAGCCTGTGGCAATCTGCAGGTCATAGTTGCCTGAGTCAATTACAGTTGTGCCAGGCATTAGGCAATGTTCAAGGCCAATGGCCCTGCACTCCGTGAGTAGGCGCGTAACGCGTTGACCACGGCTTGACCGATTTCGGCGCTAGTCGAGAGGCCGCCAGTCACGTTGATAGTCACCCCCCCACCTGTATTCATTCTGTCTAATGGCACTACTGCTTCTGGGCCTGCCTCGCCGATCAGGGCAAGAGTAGGAGAGCTGACAATGCCACCGTCTGCCATGCGCGGAATGTTTGATCGTCCAGCGGTTTGTGTTGCTGGCCCACCGACAGACGGCAAATTGATGTGGCTGATTGTGCTGATATCTGGCACCAAAGGAATGGCGTTGTAGGCGCGAATTATGCCGTTGACCATCATGATTGCGCCGTTGACAACCGACTCGAATGCGCTGAGGATGCCGTTAATGATTGCGTCAACGCCTGTCTTGAACCAGTCAAATTTGTTGTATGCGGCGACAAGAGCAACGACCAATAACGCTACGCCTGCAGCGATGAGGCTGAACGGGTTTAATGCCATGGCAATGTTGGTGGCCACGATCGCGGCGGCGACCAAACCAATTGCAGCTGCAATAGCCAAAAATGCGTTCGGGTTCTTTTGAGCCCAATCAGCAAATTTTTGCAACACGGGAAGCACCGCTTGGACAACTGGCAATAACGCAGCGCCGATTGACTCTTTAGTTTCGCTGATTGAGTTCTTAAGAATTGCCATCTTGCCGGCAGCGGTCTCGGCGTTTTTTGCGGTTGCTCCGCCAAAGGTTCCACCAAGCACGTTCATCACTTCGTCAAGGGTTGCCCCTTCTTTGATCATGGTCGCCATCTCTGGTGACAGGGTTCGCAATGCTTTGAAATTTCCCTGATACGCCTTTGCGAGCGCGTCGGCCACGGTGGTGCTATCCATTTGTAGGGCTGTGCTGATATCCATGACAAGGTTCATGTCTTTCATGGCAAGATTTACATCTTTGGTGCCTCGGACTAAAGCCTCTAAAGATTTTCTATATTGAGTATCGGTAATGCCAGACGCTCGACTCATTGCAGTAATTTGCTTTTCAACCTGTGCGGTCTGTGCAGCGCCAGCGCCAGTCACATTTTGCAAAGTAAGGGCCAACGCGGCCTGTTCTTGCTGATCTTCCATTGCAGCGCTAGTGGCGTCACCAAGAGCTACAGCCAAACCAGTTAGCGCGGCAGCTGCAGGAATCGCAGCCTTCTTGATAGCGAACTGGGCTTTCTCGCCCGTGGTCTCTAATTGCTTAAATTGGGCGACAGCCTTCTTAATACCCTTGCCGTCAAACTCAGAAATGATCGGGATATTAATTGCCATTATGCGGTCTCTCTGTTTGCTTCATCCATGACGCGCTTAACCAACTGCTCCATCTCGGACATGACATCGTTCTGGCGTTGCTCGTATGCTTTCCACATTACTCGCGAACGGCTCCCATAACGGGAAGTCAACGCGCGACCTAGTGGGCCTTCCATAGACATGTCAAACATGGTGCCTGTAGCGCCCTGCCATTGAATGAGAAACGTGCCTACGTTGGTTTTGTTCCCGCCGTATTCTTTGATGTTTCGAGTATTGATCTTGGCAGCAATCTTCTGCTTAAAGCCTGGCACCCACGGCAACATCTTGAACCCTGATTTGGTTGACCAATTGCGCGCCATACCAGACAACGGAGCGGAAGATGGAACAAGCCTGTTGGCGTCGTCAATAACAGGCTGAACGATCTTCTTATAGTCTTTGGTAATTTCACGGCGTAAAGATTTGTCAATTTTGTTGAGCGTCTTCAAGGCTTCTTTAAGCCCAACAATTTCAATCTTTGCCGTTACCTCAGACATGTGTTATCTCCGTTTGTTTTGCTCATTCAGCACTTTAATGACAGTTGCCAAGTCCCGTGAGTCAAAACCAATGTCGCTAGGCCACCAACCGACCGCAACCAAAACTTCTGCTAGTTGGCGGCGGTAGGTGCCGCGTCCGTAGGGTTTGGGTCTGTCTCGTCCAGTACCGGCACAATGTCGATCTCGGGGTTTTGCTTAAGCCATTCATTCCAGCTGTCAGGCAACTGTTCGCCACGCATTTTGAGGATGTAATACATCCACGCTGCGGTGTCGCCTTGCTTGTAATCGTTGGTGAGATTTGCTACACGACCGCGATCGTTTCGTTCCCATTCAGTAATTACAAACAGGTTTGTGTAGTAATACTCAGGCTCGCTGTCGGGCGTGCGTGTCAACTTAAGTTTGATTTTCACTTGCTCTCCTATGTCGGCTTGGAGCCGTTATTTATACGGTTGTATCAACTGAGTAAACACCGCCCTGGAATTCAATCTCCCATTGGCTTAACTCGCCCAAAGAAGCATTGATAACTGGTATTGCGGAAAGAAAGGTCTCACTTAAAATAAAGCCAGGGTTAGTCGCCCCGTCAACTGCCGATGTTGGATTGACTTTGATATAACACTTGGTGCCAAGCAATGGGGAAAGAACTGCATAAGCCTCTGAGGCTGCATAACTGGCATAGACCGTCAAGGTAAGTGAGTTACTGTAGAGGCCTGCGGTCATCGTGCGCGACGTGGAGCCGAACGCGGTGTCTTCGAGTGCTTCTGCAGTAACAGTCAATGTTGCTGCGGATACCTGATCGGTAATGTCAACGATGCCAACAAGTGTTGAGCCGACCATTACTTTTGGGTTAGAGAGATAAGTACTTGTTGCCATGATTGCTCCTTAAGTTCTTTCTTGATAGTAGATGATTCGTGTTGCTTAGTTGTGGATTATGCGGTCTGGGCTTGGA